TATGCAAATGAGCTTAAGAAGTATAAACAAAACAGATCAGAATTTGCAAATATTTATAATAATACAAAAATAAATAGCAATAAGTTTAATCCTATTTTTAATAAACATATTAAAGAAGCTGAAGCTGGTAAAAATGGCAATGAAAATCGTGTTGTTTTAGAAGAGCTTGCGGCTGAAGCTGTAAAACATTTGATTGGTGATACTGAAGTTGATGGTAATGAAATAAACTCTTTACAAACTGATCTTCGTCAGCTTTTAGCTGTTGCAAATAAGAGCACTTTTTCTCCGACTGGAGCTGGTACACTACTTAATCGTCTTTATGCAGAGAGTGCACGAAAATATAAATATTTAAAATCTTTAGAAGCAACATTAGCTACCTCAGATCCTGAGAAGATTAAAGAATCTGGAGATATTGAGAAAGCAAAAAATTTACAACTGAAAAGCGTTGAGTTAGCTATACATGTATCTGATATTTTAGCTAATATTGGTGCATCAGCAAGCAAGGCTAAAACTTATAGACAAAAACAAAATGTAAATGCAGCCGCCGAGCATTTTTCAAAAATATATCATGGTGCAGAAGACATTTGGAATGCAATGGCCAAACTTATTTCTGATAATAAAAGTACATTTACACAAGCAGTACAGACTGCTTTGTCTAATAGCAAAGAAGGAGACAAGTCAGAATTTAACACTGAATTAGACTTCTTAAATGCTCATTCTAAGTTAGCGGATGCTTTAAAAATTGTACGTAAGAAATCAACAAATAATGAAGGTGAATCCTCTTCAAACTATGAATTAGCAAAAAGTATGCTATCGATTTTAGATGAAGTAAAATCTGAATACACACAAAACGTTAAAGAATCAAATGCAATAAATAAATTACGTTTACCCGAGAAAGAGCTTTTAAAAGACAGAGTTCGCAAAGTTCAAAACTATAAAGCACAGGAAGATAAAAAAGAGTCGGGCAATCAAAAGACTGTTTTGATGGACATAGCCAAGTATTTAATTGATAAATTAGGTCCTAGCTCAAAAATTAAAGTAGCACAAACAATAAGACAGTGGGCTGGAAAAGGTAAACCGGAAGGCTCCTTGTTTGAAGTTATTTCTAAAAACTTTAATGAAGATGAATTAAAGAACATAAACAAAGAAGAACTAGAACAAAAGGAATATGCATATTTACAGCCGGCACGTGCAAATCAAGAAGGTAGATATATAACTACTGGTATTTTAAAAGCTTTAGATGCTTTATATACAGATCAGAACATTCAACTTGAACAAGTTGGTTTAGGTAGCGTACAACCTTATAAGTCTGAAAACAAATCTGATAATCAGTTTGAGCTCCGTGCTCAACCTTGGACAATTAAAATACAGGAGACTATATTAAATAATTTATATGCGGAGTACAAACATGTAAAGAGTGATATAGCCGAAAGTAAAAATGAAAAAGTTGTTGCGGCGTATAAAAACTTAGTAGAAAACGATGAAGTAGTACAAAATGTAGAAACTTATGTTGACCATCCGCAAAGTATCCTTTTAACATTTAAAGAACAAAATAGCGGAACAGAACGTGATAATTACTTACAGGCATTATACAAAGGGCTAGCTCATATTTACAATGCAACAAACGGTTTAAAAGATGAGGCCTTAGATGAACATAAGACTACTCCGTTTAACACTGTATGTAAAAATGTAACACCTGGGACAAAAACAGTACAGAATCCAGTTTTATCTGCTTCATTTGCATTAGATAAAATAATTGATGAAACACCGTTTAGCCATGCAGGTGCTGTTCTTGTAAATGAAATTGAAGATCTGTCTGAAACGCTTAATACAAAACAAAAGAAACATGAAGAAAAATCAGAAGGATTGACAGATATGAAAGACATGGAAGTATATCCTGTTTTCCCGGAAGGTCTTTTAACTTTTAGTGAGTCCGGGTCATATCTATATACACCTAAGTCTGAATTGCCTAAAAATCGTACAGAATTAAAACCGTTTAGTGAAGAAGATAGAAGTTTAGTTTTAGATCCTATACTTCTTAACCCTGAATTTGTAAGTCATCCTGAAGTTAAGAATGATCCGGATTACACATATGATCTTATGTTTGATCAGGAACGTCACTTACTCTTTGCAGTCAAATACGAAGGGGACTTAGTTCCTGCTGATGCGGACGGTAGTACCTATGAGTTTGATCCAAAGGCTTCGGGTGAAATTGTTTCTTGTCTTGGTCCTTATTCATTAGATCAAAATAATAAAAAGGGAGAGCCGGAAGAGCAGGAAGAGCAGAGTGAATCTACAGAAAATGAAGAATATAAACCTACAGACGATGAAAACAATATAGCTAAAGAACAAGGCTTTTCATTTTCTGGATTAAATAAACAAGCTGCTGACGAAGAACTTCCGTATACACCAAATACATTTGAAGAATCACAATCTGAAGGTATCGCATACAACCCGGGTGCTGAAAAATCCATGACCAATGAAGAAACTGAAAAACACTTCTCAATGAGTAAGCTAGGTCAGCTTATTAAAAATGCATTGAGGACTGACCCGGACTTTTTCAAAACAGTTGAGAATATTGTTCGTCAATCTGAGATACCGAACCCGGAAGACGTTATTACATTTTTACAATGTTTAATTAAAGCAGGTGGAGAAGCAACCCCTGCGATACGTTTATACAATGCCCAGGCAAGTGAACCTAAAGAGCGTTCATATTTCTGGCATTTAATTAAAACACATGTATGGCCTATCTTACGTAAGGATAGCACCATCAAAGGCATAGCAGAGCAGTTAAACGACAAGGACGTGATTGAGTAATGATTGAAGCAAATCCGTTGCTTCGGTTCCCGGAGTATATACAAACCGAAGTAGAGAACTTAAGACTAGACAAGCAAAACGCTCTTATGATCGCAAAGATTATTGAGAGCAAGTATGTACACCAGTTACAAGAAGAAGGTTTACGTTGCCCAACATTCAACGATATTAAGAAGTATTTGAAATGGGCAAAAGCACATAGAGGCGTTCCTACTAAGGATGCCGGTGCTGGTGTTGGAGATAATGTTGCAGCAGTATTAGCTGATATGGATGAAGAGGCCCAGCAGCAAGCTGAGTCCGGACTGGATACTCCTCCAGCCGAGCCGGCTAAGCCTGCGCAACCAGCTGTGCTTTCAGCAGAAGATGCAGCGTTGATTACAGAGATTGACTTAACAACTCCGAAGAGCACATTGGAAGATGTTAAGAAACGTTTGCAATTAACAATTTACAGATTAGAGAAATTACGTGTTCTGAGTCCGGATACGTACAATGATAAGTTAGAAGTTAACTTAAAAAACTATTATATTGAACTTGCACACTTAACGCATACAGAAGTTAAGATGGCAGAGGAATTAAGAGACTCAGATAAGATAGACGTATCAACAGTGAAATTTATTTTGAATAAGTTATTTCAATGCGTATCACAAGCAATTAACGATACGGACCCAGTGAAAAGTGAGTTATTTTTTAGTGTATTAACAACAGCAATTAAACGCACTAAAAACGAGTATCTTGAACAGTGCCTTAAAGGAGAGACCGGTGATTAACACAGTAGCAGCAATTGAGCCTATTAAATTTAAAGAAGCGGTATATTCAGTTAAAATACCTGCTAACCGTCAGATCAAAATTAAAGATGCTGCGGATCAAAAGAAGCTAACTGAGCTTATACAAGAACAAACAAAACAATTGTTTAATTCTGATAAAGTTGAAGCTCAAGTTGGTCGCTGGTCCATTAAACTCTCTGTACACATTGACGATGCTTCTGTAATGAAACGTATTGAAGCCTACGAAGGTATTGGTCCGGTTTTTAAAGCTGTCATCCAAAAATCACGCAAAGACTATGAAGATATTATCAGCAAACTTGACTTAGATCTTGATAATGTAAAACAGGATGGGTCCTTTTCTTTTCATATTCAATTTACGTCCGGATCCAGTAATGAAAAATATAAAGAGTCTGAACATAAACATGATACCCGCATTTTAGACAAAGCATTGGAAGGTTTTAAAGATATAACAAATATTGAAAAAGATGAAGACGATCCGTATTCATACACAATCACGGTACCGGCAGAAACATATGAAGATGCTGAAAATTTAATTGAGCATATTTATACTAAAGAACAAGATATTACAGGTTTTGGTAAAGGGACTATTGGTCAAACTAAAGATACATATAAGTCGCTTAAAAAAGGTATGAAGAATGCTGTGCATACACATGAAGAAGTGCAGGATAAAATTAAAAAGACATTCAAAGATCTATACAATCAGATTGAAGACTATCCCGGTGTTTTTACAGACAACAGAGATAATGAATCCCGCGTACTAGACATTGGCATTAGGTGCCAACACATGATGGACACATTGGTTCACCTTGGGCGTTTAAATACAAATTTTAGTTCGTCGATAAGAAATGCTATTGGTTATATTCTTAACAAGAATTTTAAGGATGCAAAGATTTACACAGATAAAGGAAACGTAAGTATTAAAGCAGCGAAAACTCTTTTAGCAAAGAACCCTGACTTATATAAGCAATTACCTGAGCTGATAAAATCGCTTGGTATAACTGGGCCATATCAATTTGATACAAAAACATCAGAATTTACAAATGCGGATGTTTCAAAGGATGACATAGATCGCGCATTATTTAAAGCACCTGATATGGAGTTTACAGACGCAGATAGTAAAAAACAACCTGCTCCTAAGAAAAAAGACACGTCTGTTGTTGACCTTTCCGATATTCAATTGTTACCTGGTACAGGTAGTGCTGTACAAGACACAGCAAGAGAAATCGCTAAAGACTTAGTTACTAAACAAACAGGTAACACAGAAGGCACACATTTAAAGACTTTAATGAACTTAACAGAGGCGTATTTAAACACCTCAGTAGCTACACAAAAGGTTAGTGTAAAACGTCCTATTATTGCGATTGCCAATGCGGTTGTTGAAACACTCAATGACTTAGGGAAAGTTTTTACTGGGCATGAGAATGTTGCGTCTGAAGCACTAAAAGATTTTAATAACAAAATTAAAGCGGGTATAGCGTCAACTCATCCGGAGTTAAATGAGGTACTTAGCAAAATAAAAACTAAAGAAGATGCCGAGACATACAAACCCGCATTACAAAACATTTTGGAAAAATTATCTGATGAAATGAATACAAACATTTCAATGCAGAAGATGTTTGAAAATGTACAGGTTTTATATTACGTTAATAATTTAATGCAACATTTTACGGGCGAACCTGTTTATATGCCGGATGTGTTACAACTTCTAAAGAAATCAACAACCACTGCCAAAAACGAAAAGACATTAGCAGAGACTGATGAAAAATTTGCCGCGGTTGAAGATGAATTGTCAGAACGGTATGATCGTATGATTACAACTCGAGAGGATGATACTGCAGCCCGTTTGGAAAAATATGATAACAACCCGGACCCGGTTGAATTTAACGCATTGTTACAGGATAAGAAAAATGCACTAAGATATAATACTTATCCTAAAACAGAGCAAGAAAGAGAGAAAGTTCAAAAAGAGCCAGGTCGCTATTTAGATAAGGAAGAACCTGAACAAGTCCAGTACACACCAGAAACAAGCAATTACGCTGGGGATCTTGTGGATGCTGATGGTGAGAAGATAAAACCAGAACAAAAAACGAACAAAGATCATGATGAGTTCAAGATCCGCACACGTATTCCTTATACAGAAGAACAATGGGAACAAGCTAAAAAACATCCTGGTTTTGCTGAAACACAGTATAAAGTTGATTATCATGATGGTTATTTAGTTGCAGCTCGTGGCTTTGGTTTTGTTCGCACTCCAGCAGCAGGTGGTGGTGTTTGTTTCCGTGTTAAAAGTTTTATAGATAATTCAGAAACGCAGAAAGACGACGCATTGCCATATACACGTAGGAAAGTAACCTTCTTTACGAGTTATTTTATTGAAGACGGAGAAGGTACAAAGAAATGTCCTGTATGTAAAGCGGATCTTTGTGTTCCTTTTGATGGCAGGCATTTTGGTGATGCAATTGTATGTTCAAAAAATTCATCCCATTTTAAAGAAGAACTACCCATGCAAGACAAAGCAGATCTTGAAAGTCGGGACAGGGTTGCTTCTGCGGTTGAACGCACAAAAGTTGGGGGTCATTTAAGTGATGGAAAAGGAACAACACGTAGCTATTTAAAAACAGAGTTGAAATCAGATTACACAAATGTTGGATCTGAAATTGTTGCTACTAAAAATTTAGGTGAACGTCCTGAGCAAAAAGAAGAAACCAGATTTGATAATTCATTACAGCAATCTGATTGGGATGCATTCTTGGAAGAGTCCGGTGACTATTACGAAATGGAAACGCCTCGTAATAGATGGAACAAAACAGAAAACGAAGAACTTGAATTAGCCTTCGTTGACTTAGAACATTCTGTGAATACAGTTAATACTATGCAAGAAGCTGAGTACTGTGTTAATGAATATAATGATGTAAAACAACAAGTACAGGAATCTAAGGTGGATGAAGCAAGTAAGACCTCTTTATTTGAAAGGCTTAACATTGTTGAAAACAAATTACGCAAAAAGATTCAAGAAATTAAAGCTAAGATGAAACAACCAGAAGAGCAAGATACTCCAGACCAAGAGCCGGAGCAACAGCCTGAACAACAGCCAGAACAAAAAGAAGAGGAACAATCTAAACAGGAACCAGAGGAAAATAATAAAGAGTCCGGGTTCAACGTTACTTTTAGTAAAGTAGCAAAACAATATAAAGGATTTAATTTTTATAAAAACATTAGTGAGGAATAAAAATGATAGACGAAATAAAATACAAAAAGTTTGATACCGTAGTAGAGCGAGATGTAGATTACACTCCTCACTACCAGCTAACCAAATTAGCCGACCAGAGCTATCAGCTCTACAGCCATGCAGATAAAGAAGCAAAACAAGGCACATTAGCGGAAACGTTAGTTTCATTAGCTAACTTACGTGGTGGTAAAATGCTTGACAATGCATTGGTAAAAAAGATAGCAGGTCTTAACCAATTCGAATCAATTTTGGTTTCAGGTTCCGCGTTATCTATTCAAAAGAAAGCATCTGCAGAAGAAGACACGAAAGAGCCGTGGAAAGTTGTAGCTATCAATGGTGTCGAATATTTTGTTAAAGCAGATGAAGATATCGAAGAACAAGAAACCGTGCAGAAAATAGCCGCATTAAAACCCGTTGAACATAAATATTCTGTCCGGGTTGTTGCACATAATTTAAACGAATTAAACAAAATTGCAGAAGCAAATATTGGTGCAGATCCGTGCCCGAACTTAGGTGAAAATGCAATTACAATTGTTGTTATGTCCCCTGAATCAATGAGTGACTTACATCAAGGTGTACAAGAAGCATTAGAAAAATTAAATATCTTTGTTCCGTCAGATAACATCCAAGTTTTCCATGACGAATGTCCGTGTGGTTGTGGCTGCAATCCGGAAACTTGTGTTCCTCCGGTCGTAGAACAAAAGGTCCCTGAAATTCCGCAATTACCCCAGCTCCCTGAAGGTCAATTGGTAATGGTCAGCGCAGAAGAACCTACAAAGCAAAGCATTGCATCAAGCAAAGATACTTTGATGGTTTACGCAAGTGCACATTATAAAACATTTAAAATTTACGATCATAATCATAACGTTGTTGCAGAAGTTCGTGACGGTGTAAACGTTACAGCAGAAGATAATACTTCTTTTGCAAGTTCGTTAGATGCACTACTCATGGCTGAAGCCGAGAAAGATCCAGACTTAAAAGTAGACGCGACAGAACATATACAGATCACAGACCAACAAGGCAACGTAAAAGATCCAGGTGCACCGGCTGTACCAGGTGATCAAGTTCTAACAAAAAAAGACGATGACTCTATTGAAGTTAATAAAGTATCTGAATTTAATTTAGATGAAGCAATTTCTAAAGCAGCTGCAGAAGTTCCGGATTTTGTTGAAAAAGAACAAGATGATCTTAATAAAAAATTAGAAGACCATAAAGATCCTAATGAAAAACCCGCGGAAGATACAAAACAAATTGGTGATAATACAAATAAACGTTGGAAAGGTATGCGTGAAGATCCTACATCACATAAATTTGTAGTTTATATTACAGAAACAGAAGAACATATTTTTGATACAATTGAACCCGCAATTGCATTTTTAACGAGGGCATAATCATGGATAAACAAGCTAGCTCCTCAGATAGACACCAGGCAGTAGTTAAAGGTCAAGAAGATCTTACTGGTATAAAAGAGGTACGTATTAAACGTGTCTTAAAACGAAATACGGACAACGAAGTTGTTGTCTCACAGTCTACACGCTACGAGATGTTATATGATAGTGTAGAAGAAGCAGAGCGTGCATATAAAAACATTATTGATGCACAAGAAGTAGCTGAGTTTGATGGTAAACAAGGGGATGATATGAACTTTGATAAAGATGCAAATATACATACTGGTATGAAAATTAAAGGTTGCCGCGTAGGTGTTTATAATCCGTTGACAGATACATTTGAAATTTCAAATCACGGCTGTACAGCAACAATCAATAAACAATTACTTAAGCTTGCAGCAGGAAATAAAAACATTGGCGTTTGTGCAAAATGCGGCGCAATTTACCCTATAGACTTAGGCATGGGTGGTGTAAATAATAACCCAGCCCAAGATCCTACAGATTTTTCTAAAGGTACAGGGGAAGGCCAAGCCATAACACTTTGTCCGTTCTGTGGTAAGTCGGTACAACCTGATATAGAGCAGCCAATCACATTCACGCCTGATACATTTGGGCGTGGTTTACCCAAGATGCCTAACGAAGTTAAGGCAGCAAGTGAATCTTTAATTGAGCCCGGATTTCCTATCTCCGATACAGAACATGAATTACAACTTGGTGTTAGGAGAGAAACAGAACATACTAGCGATACAGGTAAGGCAACTGAAATTGCAATTGATCATCTTTCTGAGGATCCTAAATATTACACTAAATTAAATCAAGTATTACCAGAAGAAGGTGTGGAAAAGAAGCCGAAACGCGATGTTAAAATCGCTGAGGCTGATTCTACCAATGTAGAAGACATGATCAGCAATGCGGTGGAAGCCGCAGCTAAGGAGTTTATTAACAAAACAGCTGATATAGATGTTACTACCTTACCAGATGATCAGGCATTATTTAAGTTTACAGCAGATGTAAGAAATAATAATCCCGGCTTGCATGATCTTTTAGTACATAAAGCACAAGAAGTAAATCCGGATAACGATACAACTTTTTGGGACTTTGCATATTTTGTTTTTAAGTGTATTATTCCTAAAGAATTTAGAGCTAGGTTTGATACAACAGAGAAAATACCTGCATACAAAGCCTTATTAGATGACATACTTTATGCTTATCCGAAACCGGAACAATCTGAAGTTCCTGAGCAGACAGAACCAAGTTCTGACGCAGAATTGCCAAAAACTGCTGGTGGACCAACAACCGGAGACTTAAGTGTATTAAATGTTGATGAATTGAGTGGCATGGAAGATACTGAACAAGCAAAAGAAAAAGCATCTGAAATGTTGAAACTATTTTTTCCGAATGAATCTTGGGCTAATATGCAAATACAAGCCATTAACAAAATGAATTCAGTTGAAGAGATAGCAAACTACATGCAATATATTAAGGACACAAATGAATTAGGAGACTAGATTACATGTGGAGAGAAGACGAGTATAGAGTTTTAGCAAGCGTAGCCGGCGGAGAGTGGACACATTTAACCATGATGTATTTTGTCTTACGTAGACAAATACCGGGCTTAACGGTAGATAGACTAAAAGATATCTTAAAGAAGCTCATAGCATATAATTTAATTAGCACTCAAAACGAGCATCTACCTTTCTTTAATTATAATAACAAGTTAGGTATTACAAAGAAGGGTTCAGATGCTCTTGAGTACTACAAAAGAGTAAGATATGCTATGACAGATAAAAAGATTTACATTTCAAAGGAGGGGGGCGCAATGATTACGCTCCCAGGTGAACATGCCAAAAGAGACGTTCAAATCGAAAGACAAAGATAAAGCCGAATTGGCTAAAGACCTTATTTTTAACGAGAAAGGTTTTAAAGAAAAAGAGTATGATTCTGAAGGTAAAATGAATCAATCAAATGATTTCATTTTTACCGGACAAGGCGGCGGTACATATGAGCGTGATGCAGATACAAATCTAGCACCTGGCGCTTTTGGTTTTACTATGTTTTCACCACGTAATAAACGCATCATTGATCCGACTGTTGAAACTAACTTTGATGCAAATGACAAACAAAAAGATTTTTTCTTTTCAGACCCCTCTATATTAGCTGCGGACAACTTAAATCCTGGTACCAGTACACAAGATGAAACCATGTATAGCGATTGGAAAGGTCAAGGCGTTACTTCTAAAGAACCGTTCCCTGCCGGAGCAGTTGTTCCACAAAACAAACATATTGATCAAAAGAACCCAACTCACTATTTTCAAAGTGGTACAAATGGTAATCCTGCAACAGGAACCACACAAGAAACAAAAGACGGATTTATTCTTTACGATTCAGGGTTAGCAAAAGAAGACGATAAACCTATGTATAACGCTAAGTTATTTGAAACCGACGGTGATGTACATACAACCGCGGGTAAACAAACACTTACTCCTAACTTAAAAAACACAGTAAACACTCCACCACAATCAAATGTTAATTTACAATCAGACCGTATGGGAGCTGGATCCGGGTCCGGGTTTAGTGGCACAAGAGGTGGTAGAGGGGGTAGAGGCGCAAGAACCACGCGAGCTTTTGCTCATGGGTTTACTTTTAATGTTACCGCGGCAGATCGTGTTCACCCTGTAGCCCCAAATACAAATAAAGTAGAAATGACAAATCGTAATGGGGATGAGATGGTGTCTGATACAAGAAATAAACCTGCATCGAATGATTCTACAGTTAAAGTAGTCCCAAATACAAATATAGCCGTGGCCGAGCCTATACCCGGAACAACACCATTAACTGTGGATGTACCTGAGTCTGACTTAGACCGCGGTATGCATTTTAATAATGGAGCCAACAATAATGCTACTTTTGAAATAGATCGTGTCCCTAATAATACAGCTGGAAATGGTGATATAGGCCGGGCCCAGTCCGGGGACAAAGATAAAGAAATTTTTGAGGTATAGTAACACTTACGTAAAACATGAGGGAGTGCCCTCAATTGGAGATTAATAATGAAGATACAAAGCTCAATGAATAACATGGATGCTATTAACAGGTTTAAAGAAGAAACCAGGTTAGCAGCAGCCAAAGAACGCTGCGTTCATGCAGCAATTAGTGATGCGGCACGTCAAGTTACTGCAATTTTAGGCCCAAGCATCTCTTTAGATTCATCTAAAGATACACTTACAGAAATTAGACCTGGTGTGTTTTCTGGTAGAGTTGAAGCTCAACTTTCCGTAGATACAGCGTCAGGTATTAAAAGGGTAGCCTTCCCAATAGATATTAAAGCTTCCAAGGCAATATTGAAAAAAGATTTAGAATGTAAGGCCTATATTGAATCTGCACTTAGTAAAGTAGCAGGTTCCAATGAAGCAATCGTTGATGCGTACGCACAAAAGATTGATGAAAAGGTAGCTGCTTTAACAGCTGAAAATGAAGCTGAACAGCAAATCATCGCCGACATGGAAAACGGCATGAGCAAAGAAGAAGCTACAATGCGTGCTCTTAATACTAAAGCAGCATTAAAAGCAACTGCAAAAGCAGATCAGGTAGCAGCCGAAATCGTTCCTTTTAGCGATATTGGTATCAATGCACCGCAACCGTTCATCACATTGAGCGCTGCGTTTTTACCTGCATACAAAGTAGGTGAAACTATTTCAATAGGCGACTTACCATATAAATGTATTGCAGTTAATGCGAACGAAATTAAATTTCAATTAATCATCGACTAAGGAGGCTGTATGTTTAATAAAAATTATGAAGAATTGGACAGCCTTCTTAAGCAAGCCAAGAAGGCAATGGATAAGCTGGAGAAAGACGTAGAAGAGGAAGATCCTATTGAAACAGAAACTCCAGTAGAAACACAACCATTACCTGAAGATAATAACGCTAAACAAGAAGCAATACAAGCTTATAAAAGCGGTAGAGTTAACGAAGCCGTAGACAAAGTTATTGAATCAGTAAAAAATAAAAAAGAACCGAATAAAGGCCGTGTTGATGAAACAATGGTAAATGTGTTCTTTCAAGATGCGGTAGCACAAAAACTCTTAACTGAAGAAGAAGTTAACGCTTTTAAGAGCTTAGTAATAAAACGTGCTGGAGAAGTAAACGGAGCCGTTAGTGCTGATGAACAAAATAAAGCTGATGCTGCAGAAGCGGATAAAGCTATGAACGAAGCCACAGAAAACCAGGTACCGGCCGATATTGAAAATAACCAGGATCTTCCTGGTGTTGTTCCTAATGAAGAACCTTTACCGGAAGAAGATATATTACCTGAAGGGGATGATATCGAAATTGATATGCATGACACTGCTTCTATCGAAGATAAAACTAAAAAGATTGCAAGTCTTTTAGAAGACATTAAAAATTATAAACCGGCAAAAACAAAAGAAGAAGTCATCTTAGAAGTTGCAGCTTCTACAAATAATGCAATTGAATTCTTACAAAAGACAGCTGTCGCATTATCTGAACCTACAAAGAGTCCGGAACATGCAGGCCGCGAAGCTTTTACAGATAAAACTGTAACGAAAGAAGGCGGCGAAACTCCGAAGTTCCCGGGCCAAAAAGTTATGATGGAAAACACCCAAGAGGTAGTTTCTGTTTATAACACAAAAGGCAAACCTGAAACAGACGTATTTGTAGACAAAGCAGGCAGAAAAAATGTTACCTCAATTAATACAGGTTCAGGTACAATTGGTTTTGTACAAGCTATTAAATTAGACGAACCCGTTGACTTGAAAGGTTTCAGCTATAAAGGTGCTATTACAGGGGAACGTGCACAACAGCAACCTAAAGATGAAGGGGAAAAACTTGCGGGCGCTGGTCATGAAACAGAAAACTATTATGATAAAGTGCAAAAGGTAGCACCTAAATCTGCTGAATCTCTTGCAGGTAAATGGCCTAAAGAGAAAAAACAAGAAGCAGAACCAGTTGTTGAATCAACTGCTTCCAAGGAAGCAGACCTTGAAAAACAAGCGACTGCCTTGGGGTTTACATACATAACAAAGAAAGCGGACGCTCCTATCCCGACAGATAACATTCAAAATGGTAGTACTTTAGGCTCTGATGCTACATTAGAACCTAAGTCAACAGATGTTATCAAAGAAGGTACGAACGTTACAGCAGAAGAAGTGGCTGAATATCAGAAACAACAAATTAAAGCATTCCAAGAAAAAGAGAATGAATTAGCACAAAGGGTTGTTGCCTCTGAAGAACCTGCCGAGCTCAATAAAGAAGCTGAAGCAGCCCCTGTCACAGAATCTGTTGTGGAAGCTACTCCGGAAGTTCAAGCAGAAGAAACAGCTGAAATTACAACTGAAGCAGCGGATAATCCATCAGGTAATCTTGAAAAGCAAGATCCGGCGGCACCTGCAACTCCGCAAGCTACAGAACCTATTGGGCAAAAAGAAAGCCCGTTACAACAAGAATTAGAGGACTTGTTAAATAAAATAAGTAAGGAAGCTCCTGCTGAATTCAGTAAATTTAAGGCAGAAGCAAACAATCCTAAACTTCTCAAACAAGACATCATTGATTACCTTAAACAAAAGAAACAAATGTTAGATGCAGATAAATTTAACGTTTGTGATTTTGACAAATTAGCTGATAAAGTTTTCGGTCTTAAAAAGATTGAACCTAGAGAATCAGCAACAGAAAAAGGTAAGGAAAAAGAAGAGAAGAAAGAAAAGGATAGCAAAGAAGAAGGCGGAGACGAAGAAGATCTCCCCTCTCTTGAAGACTTACTTAAATAAAGATAATGGATAAGTTTACAGTCATTATTTCTGGTATCTTAGATATGTCTGCAGTGCAAGCTTCACTGCAGACATATTACCAATATCCGATGGATCATATGACCATTTCGGATGACGACGTTTTAGTTTTTGTATCGAGTGGTTTACCATTGAACAGTATAGAAGGTATATTATTACATATATTTCAAAGCAATGAAATTACAAATGATTTGAATATATCAATAATACCATATGATGTATTTGAGAGGTTTTTGAACGATGGCAAGACCAATAGCAGATCTACTATTCGATAAGGCATTAGAAGCCTTAAAAATCAATAGCTCCCTTCGTAACTGGGCAGCTTCGGTTGGCATAGATCTTTACGACAACCAAGTAGAGATCATCAATGCCATGATGAGCCCGGACAAGAATAATATTACAGTTTTAGCATCACGTTCCGCGGGTAAAACATATGCAGTGGCTTTGGGTGCACTTAAGATGTGCATTGAAAACCCGGGCTATGAAGTTATTTTCTTTGCACCAAAAGAAAAGCAATCTACTCGTATCTTGGAACAGATAAAATCAATTTGCAACCAACAAAAGGACACACTATATAAAGAAATCAACTGGCGTGCTTCTAACAAGGCTTATTTTGAATTATATAATGGATCATCATTACGCAGCTTGAGTGCCGGACCTAATACGCAAATTGAAGGGTTCCACTGCTCAATGATTGTCACAGACGAGTCACACCAAATTACAGACGAAGTTTACCACAAGAAAATAACGCCAATGTTGAAAGCGGCACATAACCCGAAAGTTATCAAGATTGGTATTTCAATGTTCCGTAACCATTTTTATGAATCGTGCCACAATCCTACGTGGACCAATTTGGTATACCCGTGGGATAAATGTAGAAACCTTTTTAACGCAGGTGTCACAGTTATTGATGACGTAGAATACCCCACATCTATTATTAGAGATATGCCTCTGTCTTATAAAAAGACACGTTTCCCAAATCACCCAGAATATCATTTCCCATCTGAAAATAACATCTCAGAAGAAGACTTTGACACACAATATGAAATGAAATGGGTAGACGGTATCAATCGTTTCCTTTCAGATGCGGATCTTGTATCAATGATAGGTGAACACGATTATCTTATGCGCGGTATAGACGGAGAGACCTATTATTTTGGTCTGGACCTTGCCGGTGGTAAATTAATTAACCAAGGGGTTAAACGTGACTATTCCTCACTTGTTATTGTACGCAAAAATCCGGACGGTACAAAACACGTGGTACATTGTGAAGAATGGCAAGGAGATATAGTCGATCAGATGGAAGAAATTATTGCCTGGATACACCCAATAAACGGACGTTTTAAGTGCAAGTTTGGTACCGCGGATTATGGATCACTAGGTCCGGCCGTGGTAGATATGCTCACACATAATGGTTTACCTATAGCTGGTATTCGGTACCGTTCTTCAGAACCTACGACGGGTATGCCGTATAAGACAGCTATATTTGATAATTTATTTACTGAGCTAAGAAATGACAAGTTTAAGTATCCTAAACAAGACGATATGGCATCAAATTATTTATTAAAGAAACACTTAGAGGAATGGTCCGCCTTAGAGCGTAAAGTTAATACTAACGGTAATGTATCGATTGCCGCGCCTCTCAATACAGATGAACATGATGATGCGTGTAATGCGTGTGTTCTTGCCGTATGGGCCGCGGATAAAATGGACCAAGAAATGAAACGTGTATTACGTAAAGGGCTAACAGATTTTTTAACAAGACCTAATTTATCACGTACAACTACAGATATGAGTCGTTGGGCGTCTAGATCCCAGACACCTAGCTACTTAAAGAAATATTTTGGAGGACGCTAATGAACGATATACATACAGCCTTAAACGGGGTTATAAATGAACTAAATGAAAAGGAGCGTGTTCTCCAAGAACGTGAGGACCAGGCCCGGGCCGCTATAGAAGATCTTCACGATGCTATTGTTGATTACTACAAAACAAATAAGACGGTTGCAGTCACATTATTAGGGGTAGACGAGTTTGCGTCTGTTCTCAAGGAAAAGGTGCTCAAGCTGGATGCGTCCGGGCATGAGCATCAAAAGAAGGAAGTCGTCGACGCACTTGTAGATATATCTACTATGGTCTCCAACCTTAAACAGAAGTTAGACCATTTCATGAATCAGATAAAGAAAACCGACGAATAAATATTGTATACTATAGTATGCGGGATTATAAAAAAAATCCTCTCAAACGGGGTGAGTTAATACCAGAAGAGGATCTCCGTTACGTGTACCTCACCTTAAACTTAGACAGACCTAGTACAGGCCGGTATTTTGGTGTTGGTGAAGCTCCTGTACGTCGTGCATTAAAACATTACGGAATAAAGAAGCCAGAAGCTTTAGGACAGGCCAAAGCACGGGCTACTTGCTTAAAGAAATATGGAACACAAACACCATTACAAAATAAGTCTATTTACAATCAAACAGTAAATACAATAAAAGCTAAGTACGGTGTAATTAATCCTTTTCAGATAGAGGCTGTAAAACATAAAAGTAAGCAAACGTGCATAACAAAGTATGGCGTAGAGAACGTGGCTCAGTCAAAAGAAATACGACAAAAGGCATTAAATACTATTAAGGCCAAATACGGGGCTAAGGCGTTAAATCAAATTAAAATAAAGCACTTAGATATCTGGAATGATGATACCAAATTTAAGGAATTGGTTATTGCCGGAAATGATGGTGATAAATGGTACACAGCAGATCTCGCTACATATTTTGACTTAACAACCAGTACAATACAAGCAAAATTACACGACTTAGATTTGTATAAATATATTAACTATCACACAAGTAAAGCTGAAAGCGAACTAATGTCGTATATAAAAACATTAGGATTTGATGCAGAAAAGAAAGTCATAGAAGGTACCGAGTTTGATATTTATATTGATAAATTAAAACTTGCTATCGAATACAATGGCAATTGGTGGCATTCTACACAAGTCCGGCCTGATTACAAATATCATTTAAAGAAATCACAATTAGCTGAAAAACATGGTATCTTTCTTTATCATATTTTTGAATACGATTGGTTAACTAATAAAACTAAAATACTTAATCAGTTAAATAATTTATTAGGAGTCAATAATACGACTATATTTGCACGTAAATGCAAAGTACAACAAGTTAGTAAAGAAGATGCAAATAAATTTTTAGATGCCAACCATTTACAAGGTCGTGCTTCTTCAACAGTTAATTTAGGTCTCTATTATAACAACGACCTAGTATCGTTAATGACTTTCAGTAAGTCCCGCTTTAATAAGAAAGTTACATGGGAGTTAGTCCGGTTCTGTAGTAAAGCTGGGTGTACTATTACAGGAGGAGCTTCAAAATTATTCAAGGCTTTTATCGTCGATAAGGACCCGGATTCAATAGTAAGTTACAGCGACATAGCCCGGACCAAAGGTACATTATATAAAACATTAGGTTTTAGATGCTCGGGAACCAGTGCACCAAACTATGTTTGGGTACACAACACATACGTATTAAGTAGATACCAATGCCAAAAGCATGTTTTGATAAAACAAGGCTATGGTGGTCTTGGTAACACCGAAGTTGAAATAATGACAAAGAGAAGTTTTGCTCAAATATACGATTGTGGTTGTAGAACTCATATTTGGGAGAAGAAAGTTTAATGGACATGGAAATCGGAAAAACAGCAGGTTTACATAAGAGCGCAGATCATAATAAGACGTTTGCACAGGCAGATTTTAAAGCCCCTATGCCGGCGCCCAAAATAGTTAAAAATGCGTCGATGCAATTACAGGGAATGCAGAAGACAGCTATGATGTCTTCCCAGCAACAACCGACGTTTTGGTACAGTCCTGATTTAACACCTGACGCTTGGCTTTTACCTAAATCTGAGGTTGAAGCCTTACGTTTCTATAAGATTTATTATAACCTGGATCCGTATATCCACTCCATTATAAACATGCACGCACAATACGGATTCTCTAAGTTTTATTTACAATATAAAGATCCGAGCATTGCGGCATTATTTAATAAACTTTTATTTTATAATCAGACATTTGACTGGTACCAATTTGTTTTAGATATTGCCCTCTCTTACTATAAGTATGGTGAGGCCATTATTTGGGGTGATTGGAACACAGCAAGAAGGACTTGGAACAGATTTACATTATTAGATCCGGCTATAGTTGAATATAAAGAAGACTTATTTACCGGGCATGCTACGGTCGAACTCATCCCGACCATAGAAATGAAAAAAGCGGTAAGAACTGCTTTGTTACAAGGCAGGACTGATATTTCACCGCTTTTAGTGGACGCGATACAGAACAATAAAAAATTACCTTTGGACACAGAAGGGCGTCCAGAGAACGTATTCACAGGGGAAGAATATGTTCCGCCAAAGGTAGCAGTTTTTTCTAGAAAGACAGATCCTTCGTCAACGAGAGGAACATCTGTTATCAGTTGTTTACTTAAAGACTTAATTTATAAGGATCAGTTACGCCTCTCCCAGTTGGCCGTCGCACAAAAAACACAGTTACCAATCGAACTTTGGACTGTGGGCCATATTGGTAACGATGACCAATCATCAATGATTCCTGGCGATGATTTGTTGGAAGAGGTAAGGCAGATTATTACCGAGGCTACACAGCAGCCACCGTACTCGATTGTGTATGGCCCATATTTGAAATACGAAGCTTTAGGTGTAGCCGGTAAACTGCTCGATATTTATAACGATTTGGGATACGTCGAAAACCAAATTTTAGTTGGTTTAGGCACAAACAAAGCGGTTGTGTTAGGTGAAGGTCCGAATGTTCAAGGTAAGAATATTGCATTGAACAGACAAATACGTAGTTATCAAGTGGTCCGGGACCTGTTCTCAAACTTTTTCAAGACGAACATCTTATTACCTATAGCCCGGGCCAACAATTTAGTAGATGAAGATGGTCAATATATTATCCCGGATTTAGTCTGGGAACTATCTTTACAACCGGAACATGATAAGGAAACCTTTGATATGTTCTACAAGATGTGGAAGGACGGTTTGGTGTCAACAATGACATTATTTGAAAAGTGTCCTAAACAAATTGACTACTTATTAGAAATGACCAGGTTAACTGAAGAAAAGGGTACTGTATTTGATAAAGGTGATAAACGTTTAGGTAGAGCAAAGACTTTGATAGATGACGGGTCATTACCTCCGGATAAGAGTAAGTCCGGTGGAGCTGGGGCAGGGTCCGGAGCTTCTGTAAATGAAGCATCAGAGAAGGGTGTAGAAGCCGGACGTGGTAACAGTGAATTACGTGATTTCGCATTAGGTGCAGACACGGGTGATTTAGATACATTACCGACCGATATGGGTCCGGATACAGGAGACAACGCAGGGGCAAAACCTGACGTACAATAGGAGAATTTAATGATTTTAGAATCTGGTAAACTTTATAGAGTTAGAACTTTTACAGAGGGACGCGGTTATCCGGTACTCGAAATTAAAGGGAGTGCTGAAGTTTATGTAACAGCCGATGCACATCCGGTTTTGCTTGCGAACGGGGACCCTGATTTGGAAAGCATGGTAGATGTGTCTGGGGAAGTTGAAGAGGGTGTAAACACTCTTGTAGGTTTAATCAGATATATTGTTGTAGTGTATGAGTCCGGGTCTGAGGTTAAAGAAAGCGGTATTATTTCGAGCGCCAAATCCGACGAAATTAAATAGGGGGTAATATGGCAATATTTCAACAAGGTGTTTTTTCAATAGGCGGTGGCACGAGCGGCAAGCCGGTACCTTTATTATCAATTACAACTGCACCTTCTGCTCCATTTGAAAAAGGTAGCAAATATTATGATGGTGATTCCAGCAGTGAAACCTACCAAAAGATTCTTACCGCCGTTGAAGATGATACTTGGGAAAATGCCAAGGTATCCGATCCTTCTTGGGGAACCTATTATTTATATGACGGGCATGCCTACGTCTGGGATGGTAACAGCTTAGAATATTTTGAGCTTAATGATTATCAACAAACTAAGGACAAAACTGATAGCTACACCTCAAACAGCAAAACCACATACCCGAACAGTTATGCTTTAAAAGAAGGTTTAGCAAGAAAACAAGATATTGCAAATATATCCACCTCTTTTGATGGCACCACAGCGACGGATACAAATTACCCGAGCACAAAAGCTGTAGTAGATTATGTTAATTCTCAAGGTATTGCAAGAAATTTTGACGACTTAGAGATTGATAAAACAACACATAATGATTACATCTTGGAATTAGCACGACAAATTCAAGGTAAACATTTAACAAACGGTACTATTTTATATGGTGAAATAAGAAACGCAGATTTACCATTTAATGGAAATGCTGAAGTTCGTGTTGAAATCTTAGAAACCAAAAGCGGGGCTTCACAATATCAAGTAATTGAATTCACATTATTTTCAACAAATGTAGCACCTAACTCATGGACTTATTTGTATTACGGTGCTGAACACTCTGATCCAGCCCAAGATACAACTGCAATCACCTGGATACCTGTTTTAAATCCAACAGACGATTATACACTTACAAGTGTAAATACATACCCAAGCAGTAAAGCTTTAAGTGACGGTCTTGCTACAAAACAGGATACATTAACTGCTGGCGCCAATATCTCGATTGTTAATAATGTTATTAGTGCAACGGATACTACTTATACAGCTGGTGCAGGTATTGCTATTAATGGTACAACAATTTCTGCCACAGATGCTTTACCAGTTCAAACAGATAATTCAGGCAAGGTATTAACAACAGATGGTACAAATACATCTTGGCAATATACAGCCCAATTTGTTTCGGGTACTACGCAAAATGATATTGAGATAGGCTCTGGTCCATCTTACGAAATTGACTGGGATAATTTACAATTTGGTGACCGGTTAGATAATAAGGCAACATATATTGGTACATTTCATGCTCAAGATCCAAATCAGACAGCACAAGATTATGCAGTGTTTGTATTGGATGCACAATATCGCGATATAAAATATATTGGCGATTTAACTGCATCCCTTGCTGGCTTACCAGAATATACAACAAGTAATGTTATTAGTGATGCTCATGAAAGTGCTACTTATAATACTAATATAGTTATTAATAATGTAAATTCAAATTTAATTCCTGCCTTTACATTTGCGCATAGTATGTCGGTAGTGGTAAATGGTACTACTTTTTACGGTCAAATCCCAAATTGTTATGAACTTGATGTAATATGGAAAAACAAGACTGAAATAGATAATGCAGACCCGACTGTGTCATCATATTCTACAATGAGTATATCAAATTTTGGTGGTGGTAATTTTGCTTGTGGTTCAAATTTTGCAGATAATTATGATTTAGGTTATTTTAAAGGAGCAAATTATAATGCTGGCGCACCTTGGAATCTTAATAGAGGTGATTTATTTACAATTCCTGTGTTTGAAATTCCAATTCCATTACCTGCAACTCGTTATATAAATGTAAACAGGCTCAAAGTAAACGGTGTAATTTATCAAATACAAGATAAATCACAGTTTAATGTTGTTACCGATGTAACCTCCAATACGGATCCGGCCTTAGCCTTAACGGACAACACATATTATACATTCTCAGACGCAATTACATCTTTAACTTTATCTAACATCCCGGTTGTTAACTTAGGTCCTATCGAGATCTTATTCACAGCCGATACAGGTTTTGCAGGGGTAACATTCCCACAAGGTACACTTTACACAGGTACAATACCTGCATGGGAAGCAGGTAAAACATATTTAATCTCAATACAAAGAGGCATAGTTGTTGCAGCTGAAATAAAATCAATGGAGTAATAAATGGCAATCGAGGGAAAGAAAATTAATGAGTTGGCAACTACGGCTACCGTTACAGCTGAAACCGTAGTTCCTGTAGTAGTTGTTGACCAAGGTGTTGCAGCTGTAGAAGCACAAAAAGTTACGATACAACGTTTGTCTGAACATGTCAAAGACGACATTATTCCGGACCAGTCCGGGCAGGCAGGTAAATTTCTTTCTACCGATGGTACATCAGTTACATGGGAAGAAGTGCAAGATCCCAGTGTGTTTTATGTAGAAGACACCTCTGCAATAACAGCAACTATTAAACCTGAATGGAACCATGAGCCTGGCACAACTATTATAGTGGGTAAGGCACAGATTGGTGGTGCAGATGTTACAGTTTCAGGTACAAATGCGTTAGCTACAGGATCAAATACAAATGCAACCGGTATAGCTTCTCATGCAGAAGGTATTCAAACTATTGCAGGTTCGCAGTTAAGTGTTTGGAATAGTACAACTGAATATCATGTAGGGGATCGTTGCATCTATGGTGATATTATTTATGAAGCTAAAACAACCAATACAGGAGTAACTCCTGTATCCGGATCTGCCGATTGGAATCTTATCAACACAAATGCAGCACAACATTCCGAAGGTAACTATACAATAGCATCGGGTATAGCTTCACATGCTGAAGGGTTTAATACTAATGCTTCTGGTATGCAAGCACATACAGAAGGCAACCACACGCAAGCTATCGGAGATAACTCACACGCAGAAGGTTATTATACAGAAACCCAGGCAGAGAGTGCACATGCCGAAGGTGTGGGTACAGTTGCAGCTTCAACAGCACAACACGTTCAAGGAAAATATAACATCGCAGATGCAAGTAATGTGTATGCTGATATTATTGGTAGTGGTACCGACGCAAGTCATAGAGACAACATACAAACAACAACTTGGGCAGGTAACTTCTGGACAAAAGGTACAATTACAGATGGTTCTGGAAACGTTTTAAGTAATAAAATTGATAAAACTACAGCAGCAACAATTTCAACCTTAGGTTTAGTAAGACCAGATGGTTCTACAATTACTATTGATGCGTCAGGTACAATTTCAGGTACTCACGGTAGCGGTGTTGAAACTTTACATTTTGATGGTATTGAATTTACAGAAAATTACGCTACAGTTAAAGGCGTTATTACTACAAATGTTCCGGTGATGGTTATACAGAACAACGGACCAAGACTTATGCAGATTAATTATGATTCTGCAACTACCACTGCCACATTTACTGGTGTAACTGATGAAAAAGAATATACTCTATCTGTTAGACTAAATGATACCACTGAAGTTGCTTCTTGTTCCCTTACTATTGTTGATTTACAAAAATTGTTTCAATTTACAACAATGCCCACTGCTTCTGCAACTTATGCGAATAGAATTTGTCAGTATTTAGGAACAGACACATCAAGTTATAAAAAAGGGTATTTTTATGCTTGTATAAATAATGGTGGTTCTTTTAGTTGGTCAAGAATAAGTGTTCAACCGGAAGCAGCATCTTTCGCTTCAATTACAGGTCAACCTACAGATAATACTAATTTAGCAACTGCTTTAAATGCAAAACAAGATAATTTAACTGCTGGAAGCCATATAACAATTAATAATAACACGGTAGCCACAGCAGGTCTTCAAGAGACACTTACGCCTAGCACAGGTATAAGAATTGATAACTCTAATAATATTAGCGCTACCACCATTGATGATTCTTTTGGAAATACAGCGGACGTTGTAATAAACTCGTTGGCTTTCAATACCACCTATCAATTAGGGGTTGTTGATTCAATTACTATTGCTGATTATTCTCCCGATCCGACAACGACAGAAAAGTATGAAGAAACTACAATTTATTTTACTACAGGTTTAAATGGTACAACAGTAACTTTGCCTGTGGGGGACAGCATTATATGGGCAACGCCGGAACCACCCGAATTTGGACCCGGTAAACGTTGTATAATTTGTATTGTAAATGGTTTAGCATTAACGGGAGGAAATTAGATGTTACGTATCTTTAGAGCACTATTAATTCAAGCAGCAAACGCAGTAAGGACTTTTATAGCATTTGCAACTGGGAAGTGTAAAACAAACGCGGTTATTAATTGTAAAGTTGTTGGCAATCCTCTCATATATAATAATATTGTAAGTGGGTTTAATTTAGATGACCGTATTAATTTTCCTTATTTCCGTGAAAGAATTTTGGCTGCTAACTACTGGGAAGTTGTTTGGAGATTCAAATATAATGGTGCTTATACAAGTCAAGGTATTTTCGGTACAGAAGCATCCTACGCTGCTGGTATAGCAATTGCTTCCAGCAAGATTGTAATGAGAATCAAGACAGCAAATGGTTATAGCGATGGTTTTCAGTCAGTAACAGGTACAACCACATTACAAGATCAAATTATTTATGATGTAAAAATGTCTTATGATGGATATACTTACAAGATATTTTTAAAAGAAAGTGGCAATAACTGGGGGGAACCTGAAGCCACTATAAACACAACTGCAAAAATTATATTTAATCAACCTTGGAACCTTGGTTGGTTAGATGACAGAATCGCACCTAGTTATTGCTACTCAGATATTTATTTAGAAAATTCATATTTCAAATTTGACGATACAACTGTTTATTTTGTTCAATATCCTTTAATAGTTAGCGACCCGGTTTTGTTAAATGATGGTACGGGTACTTCTAAATATGAGTGGAGTGCTTACCCATCTCAAGATGCGGATAATAAAGGTAAATTTACTGCATCTAGCGTAATAGATAATATAAAGGAAAATGATGATGGTGACACTATTTATATGTGCGATGGGCCATTTATTACATATAAAGCATATACAGATGCAAATGAAAATAATATTTATTTAGCAACAGATAAACCAGAATTTAATGCAGAATTAAAAAATATTAATAATAATGGTTGTACTCTTGCAGGTACTACAGTTACAGGTAAAAATGGTGCTTATTTACAGACAACCCAACCTATTGATTTTACCACATTAGATTCCTGGGAATTTCAAACGGTGTATACATATAAAGGTGGTGGTTCCGAGCCGATGATTTTTGCGTCCGGGCCTAATGATTATTGTGGTCTGATCTTTCTTGTAAGAAGTGGAACCTTACAGTTGTATGGGAAAACCGCATCTGCTAACTCTTGGAATTATTTTTCCGCAGAAAGTATGAACTTGAGTATGACATCAGATACAACCTATTGTTTCAAATTAGGTTATTCTTCCACCGATGGTTATTATTTAGATTATGCTACTGCTAAAGATGCGAGTACAGCTGTTTATACACGTATATGGTCTAATACGACTAAAAAGGATAAAATTTACAGTACAACTGTAGCCCAATTATTAAACTGGACATTTAGGTCCAATTACTATTACTCTATAGGTTCTATTGATATAGCACAAACTAAATTTATTGCAGATGGAACAGAAATTGTTTTTAGTGATAATTATATTGCTTCACCCGTTTTTAATGCTCAATTAAAACAAATGGAAAACCCGGAAGCATTATATCAAGATTCAGTTATAACGATTAACTCTGTAGATTATACACGTAATATTGCTAAAGATAAGAGGGGAAAATTTCCAGAAAATAGCACAGAAGTTAAAACAGGCACATTGTACCATGCGTATACTAATGAAAATAATATCACAGATAGTGTTTATACAAAAGATGACCCTATATCAGATGGGCTTAGTGCATGGACACAGCCTACATTAACCGCTAATGGTACACTGGGTGGAAATAGTTTTGCAGTTTATAGTTCTGCCCCTATTTTTGAATACCCAGGTTATATTTATGAACCTTATTGTGCATTTGATAATGACAGTAATACTTGTTGGAGCCCAGAACTTACTAATGCAAATGACCCAATTGACTTAATTATTTACAATCCTAACCCATTGAAAGTTACTGCTTTACACTGGGAAGTATTCGATTATAATAGAAGACCAGCAACCTGGGAATGGTATGGTAGTAATGACAATGAAACTTATACTTTAATTGCAAGTGGAACAAACACCAGCAATGATTTTACTTTAGAATTTACACCTTCCTTTGCTTATAAGTATCATAAATTTAGAACATTAACGTCCTATAATTATCTTAATGCTAAACAAATAACATTAACAGCCAGAGAATTGGTTGCACCTTCAACATTATATGATTCTACACTTACTGCACTAGATCCACAACCAGAATTTGTGGTAGGAGATGGTGTCACTGCAACCAATTTACAATTAGGTGCTTTAATTGTTCCTGTACACGAAATACATAATTCAATGGAAATGGTTTTACATATAAAAACTAATGCTTCTTGGCCTAACTATTGTTTATGTGCTTCAAGTGCAAATGGTACTCAAAACACACCTAGTGCATACTTTCAAATTTATGATAGCACCCGCCAATTACAGGCTTGGATGTACTCTTCTTCTTGGACAAGCGGTAGAGGAGATATAGCTAACGATTATTTCACAGGTATAAGATTAGACTTAAATACTGAATATTGGTTTAAAATGACTTGGGATGGCACTGCGTATAACTTTTATGTATCAACAAATGGTACAGATTATACCCCAGGTAATACTTTAGTAAGTTCAACTCCTATAAATTGGGATAATAATAAATTATACTTAGGTTGTAACTATAATAAAGAATATAATGCTAACAATGTATTTAAGAATTTCTATTTAGATGGTACTTATATTAAAATAGATGGAGAAACCATATTTGATGGTAAGACCGCTATTCTTGGTGTTGATTATACAAGTGATGGTTGTACTGTTTATGGTTATCCAAAAAATACTTTAGTAATTAATAATACTTTATATGATAAAAATGAACAAAGCAACGTACTCGTTGGTATCGATTCAGATATATCTTTAATTAATAATACAGACATTAATACAGTAATTGTATCTGTACCTGATACGTACGCAGATAAAACTTACCATGCGTATACTAATGAAAATGATATCACAGATACTTGGTATGTAAAAGATAGTCCTATAGTGGCTAGCAACAATGACTTTAAACCTAAGAATCTTATATCCTCTGGGCCTTTAATAGAGAATAACGGGGTTTACAGTAATTTCTTTGAGACCGGGTCCAGGTTAGTTTATAACGCACCTAGGACTTACTCAGGTAAGGGTCAGGTTATTAAATACCTTGAATATGTATTTAAAGTAAAAACAGGTAGTAGATTCTCAGGATCCGATCGTATTTTACAAGGTTCTGGAGACAACTATGTTATTGGTATGGTAAGTGGGCAAATATGGTGGAGGATGTTTAATACAACCTTGATAACTATAAATGACGCAGCTATTACCACTAATACAGAATATATTGTTAAAATGCAATATGAAAATGGGGTATATAGTGGGTGTTACTCTATGGACAACGGAGAAACTTGGTCAACCCCTGTTACTGCATCAGACAAGCCTGCACCATATATTACTGAAACAACCTTTGATATTGGTACGCGTGGCGGTGGATGGAATTATGTTACCGACTGGATGGGCTCTATTGATATGGCCCACTCCTACATTAATATAAATGGAGAGGTAACAACATTTGATGCAAGCACAGGTCCCTCTACAGTATATGAGTATGATTCACAGGAAGATAAATTCATAGTAGAAGACCCACAACCTGAATTTGATATTCTTGAACCTCATTTAGTAAATGCAAATATGTATGGAACACTAACTGAAAACAACGGTGTATATAGTGGCTTTGGGGCAACTAATTATATTACAACAAATGGCAACTTTAGTCCTGAGGATAAACCTTGGACAATAATAATTAAAGGTAAATTTAATCCTATAAATAATAGTGACACTGGTTACGTCAGCACGGGAAGTGCTGTTGGTTTTAACTTATTCTGGCATGGTACAAACAGTGGATATAAAGGTGTTGGTATTGAGTTGTCTTCTGGCGGTTCACATTACAGTATTGGTTCTATCGATTCTATATTCAACTTTGTAGCGGATACCTTTTATTGGATGAAAGTTGAATTTACTGGCACCCAATACATATATTCTGTTTCTACAGATGGTACGAATTACATTGAACAAGGGCATATTGATTCTACCACACCAATTTATCAAAGCCAAGTCCCTAGTAAGTTATATTTTGGTGTTGACCGTCTTCCTTCTTCAACCACTGGTTCATATATTGATATGAAAGAATCTTCAATAACAGTAGATGGTGTTACAACTACTTTCTGGGACAACAGGTCTGGGGTTTACATTGGAGATACTCATTATGAACCAAACGCAACAGAAAATAAAACAAGGAGTGAGTTGGTTCCAGTAACATCTGCAGAGACCTCGGCACCAATCACATCAGCAGTTTATACAAATTCTGATTATAAACCTCTTTTCCTTGATTCATTTACTGATTATACAATAACAAGACTAGAGGTTGGGGGCGAAGAATTACAATTATCTGACTTACCGCGTTTTGTAAGAAAGGATTATCCCATCACATATGTTGTAACATATAATAATCAAATACTTAATTACGCATATGCAGATAGTAATGTAGTAAGCATTATAAAGTATAGAAATACATTTAATGTTTCTGGTCTCTATCCAGGGGCAACAGTTACTTATACAGTAGGTTTTGCTGAAATTACCAAGTCAGATGAAACGCCTATTGAGGTATACTCTGGCTGGATTGTAAAATATAAAATCAATTATGATGGTGGTATATTAGAAGAAGGTTCATACCAAGTACCACCATCAATTGAAAGACAGGCTTTCTCAGTGGCTTTAACTCCACTTTTAGAGTTTACTATAACACCGACTCCGGCAGACGCAGACGTAATTTTAGGTGCTTATACAACTGACGCATATGGTGGTTATGTCTTGTTACCTCAATATAAGCAGATAAATAATTCTATTTATGTACCTGCAGATACCTATGTGAAATGGGAAGTTTCACAATATGGCTATATAACTCAATCTGGAATACAATTAATGGAGAATTAAAAAATGAATAAGAACGTAGTTTTAAATGCAGTATCAGCATATACAGCAAATAAAAACAAAATCAACTTAAATAATTATCATTGTGATATAAGTGATGACAATATTATTTCTGGTGGTTACGATGCTTTTTATGGTTCCCATTATTTTAAGTCCAATGTAGTATTCCCATTGGCAGAAGCTGAGTCTTGGGAGATACAGTTTGATTACCAATATAATTATACATCAGCACAAGCACAACCCTATATATTTGGTAGTTCTTCTTCAAATATATATGATTGTCCTAACTTTTATATCTCTAGTTCTCAAAACCCTATAAAATTTCACTACTGTTTACCATATACTGACCATACCTGGAGATATGATTTTAATACAACTTTAACTCCTACAGAGGGTCAATGGTATAGATTTAAAATTGGTAAAACCAATGATTTTACTTATTATATAGATTATAAATTAAAAACTAATGATGTTTGGGACGCTGAATTTACAAGACTTTGGTCAGACCAACCTATGACAGTAAATAAGAACATTTATTGTGTTAAAGCGATGATGTTTTTAAATACACAACCGGATCTAAATCGTTATACTACTTCTAAAATTGACCTTGAAACTTTAAAAGTTTATATCAATAACGATTTATACTGGGCGTCTTATTCAGAGTTTGCTATAGATGAACTTGTTTACTTGAATAAAGGTTTTGCTCAAGTCGGTCAAGATGTTGAAGCGAACCATTTACTTGATTACTTACACGGTAATTGTACAGAAATTGGTAAAGTTACGGCGGTCGATACTGACACAGTTACAGTTACTTTCAAATCAGAAGGTCAAAGTAGCGAGTCTACTCACGAAAATAATAGTGATGTTATTGTTTCTCACACATCAAGTCCAAATACAAAAAACAACAGTGATGTTGTCCTTACAGTTGCTCAAGATAGTGCAACAATTTCTACCTATGGTACTTTTGAAACGGCATCAGTTAATATCGTTGCAACACAAGACGATGCAGATATACGTTGTACTACAATGCTTGATGCAAAACCTGTAGACTTTACTTCTAGTAGATGGTCAGCAAATACAACCTTACCCTATTACGGTTATGAAATAATTACGCAACCTGTTCCACCAAATTACACATCTTATATTCATTATGGCGGTCAAGATTATAGTGCTTCAGATTTCCCGGTATTATGTAAAGTAAAAGATTGGGTAACAACTTGGATAAAAGACCCAAGCAACAATATAATAAGTTATAAAAACTATGAGATGAGTGTTTCTCATTTAATTTATTATCAAACCGTTACAGTAACATCTCCTATTGAAAATACTACGATTGCTTTGAAAGTAAATGGTACTTCTGTTGCAGGAACCTCTGTATATGTGTGGCCCGGAGATATAGTACAATATACAGTATCAAAAACTGGGTATGAAGATTGGGTGGCCTCGTATACTGTCCCAGTTTTAACAGGTATCAGCACGCAAACATTAGTGGTAGATATTTTATACCCTCTACCCGCTACATATACAATTGAATCTGTTCCCACTGGTGCAGGCATATTTTTAGATACAGACAATAAAGTATACTCGGGGTTTACTAATTCAAATTATATAATAACTGTTAAGACGTTTCCAACTACATCTTCTAGTTACAAATTTATAACAAAAGCTAAAATGGTTTATGGGTCTAACTGGAACACATTATTTTCCAATTATGAAAATGACTATGATTTTGGTTTAACTAGCGGAAATGTTCTTTACTGGGATGTTTATGGTGGTGGAACCAGTTTAGGTTTTACTCCAGTAAATGGTAAAGTTTATTGGGTGGCTTTAACAAGAGATAATAGTACATATAATGCCTATATTTTGGAAGACACAGGTGCATATAATGTTACCACGTTACCTGAGTTTAGATTTTGGACTTTATTAAAATCTGCTAGTGGTGATGCAGGTATGTTCAATAATCATCGTATATGTATGGGTAACTGGAGAGGTCAAAATTACCCTTGGAAAGGTAATTTAGATTTAACAAATACAAGAATCTGGGCCGATGGTGTCTTATGGTTTGACGGTGTGACTGCAAAAGAAGGTGTAGACTATATAAACAATGGTTGCACATATACAAATACTTATTCACAAGATGGTGATTCTATTACATTACCTCTGGAATCTGACGTTGACTGGATGGTCGCAAAATATGGGTACAAGACACAATATGGTACGAAAACAGTAACCCAAACTGAAACAGATACAGTTAATTTGGAGTTAGGCGATGATAGCATACACGCATATAAAACTGCAAGTTCTATTGTTGAAGGGGACAAGGTTAAAATCAACGATGGTATGGCTGATAATGCTACACAAGATTGGTCTGCTTATATATACAATACGGACAAGGTTGGTCCTTATACACAAGATAAGTTAGTTGTTCATACAGATGGTGATGTTGCTTATTGTGCAGGTAAGCCTGGTTTTACTGAGCATGATGTTACAGTAGACTCAGGGGAAATTTACCACGCGTACACTAATGTAAACGATGCTACAGATAGTGTTTATACGCCGGAATTTACCCTTGAAGATGGACACACAACATTTAATTTAGAAAATATTACAAATTATAATTGTAATTACTTAGGGGGAGGCATATATCAAGGTGGAAATAATACTTATTTATATACTAATTTCCGTTTTGATACAGATAACGCCAACTCTTGGGAAATACATTTATGTTACACGCACAATACAAATCCTAATGATTGGAACACAATCGTAGGTCAATATCAAAATGATAACAGCGGTTTCACATTAAATGTTCGGTCGAATGGCAACCTTCAAGTCAATTTATTAGCCCCTAATAATAGTTGGCTAATCGCTGATAGGTCTGTTAATTTGACTATGGAACAAGGAACAACCTATTACATGATTATAGGTTATGATAGTAGTTTAAGTGAAAATCAGTATTATTTTAAATATAGTACTACAGACTTTCCTACAAGCAGTGATGCACCATCTTGGACATATACAAGCACAACTAAAAATAGACAAAATGAAGTATTTGCTATGCTAGGTTGTAGAATGAATCCGACAGGTAGATATAACACGGGTAAATTAGATTTATCAAAATGTAAATTTATACTAGACGGTGTTGAAGTTAATTGTGGTTATTTTGAGCCTGCTACAGTATTGTATGATTCTAGTTTTGATGCTCTAAACCCTCAACCTACTATTTTGAATAATTCTTTTATACAACCCTTTTTAGCATCTAATGGTACAATGGGTGGTGATAGTTTTGCTGTATCTGCTTCTGCCACTTTTGGTTCTTATTATGCTTGGTATCCCTTTGCTTCTGATGCAAATACAACACAAGGAAAAACTTGGGCAGCCTCAGGTAACACAGCAGATTATATAATGTACAATCCAACACCTATTAAGATAGTTTCTTTTAATATTACAAATAGAAATGAAGGTAGTTCTTGTAGGCCAATAGTGTCTGGAACAGTGTATGGTTCTAACGATGGTAGCAGTTATACATTAATTACATCATTTACCAACAATATTACAAGCGGAAATGCAACGTGGACACTAAACGTTAATTCAGACACTGCTTATAAGTATTATAAAATATCAGGTGTTAGTAATAATACAGGTTATATTGGTATAGGTAAAATTAAAATTAATGCAATATCATCCATATACATTGATAATAATGCTTTTAAGTATACTCCATCAAATAACTTGATTAAAAGCATAACATCAGATATAGTATTAGTAGACAACACAACCATTAATGATGTTACAGTTACAACACCTACTCAAGGTTATGAAGATTTGACTTTCCACGCGTATAAACCTACCAGTGGGGACACTTACTTTATAACAGATGATCCTGTTTCAATGGGTAAGTTTAATTTTGCTAATATAACTAATACAGGCTGTATAAGTTTAGGTGAGGGGGTTTATCAGGGCGGTTCAGGCAGATATTTAATAACTAATGAAATACCTGCAATACAAACAGCAGATAGTTGGGAAATTAAATTAAAAACTACATATAATGGGGGCTCAACTTATCCTGCTCTTATGGGTTCCTCTGATTCTTCATTTTACCATGCACCGCACGTGCATTTTATGAATGGTGTGCTCAAAGTATGGTTGTCTTCAAACGGTTCTTCTTGGCTAGTAGAGGGTGGTGCAACCACTTGTCCAGCAACTGTTGGTGCGACATATTACATCAAAGTTGGTTTTGAGGCAGACCCGAATAATACAGGCAAATACCAGTATTATGTATGGTGGTCAACAGTTGGTTGGGAAGACACGGGTACAAAAAATATAATTTTAAATAATACAACTGCAAAACAATATTGCTCTGCACGGCTCGTATTACTTAATATTTATGGAAATAATCAATCTTATACAGGTGCTTACTACTACAATGGTACTATTGATATGTCAGAAACATCTATTACGGTAGACGGAGTAGAAACCACGTTTGGTTATTTTACAAATCCATCAACGCTTTATACATATAATAGTGGTGCAGACACATTTGATGCCTTGGACCCGCAACCAGTATTTATCAAGAGTGCAAGTAACATTATTATAAATGACACAGCCTATGTAAGAACACCTGCAGATGATATAGATAAACGTGTATATAGTGATGCTGTTATTATGCTGAGTGCTCCTGTAACTACGGCTAATAATAGTATAATTCTTACAGATGATGCATACAGAATAGTTAATGTTACAGCTCCATCTGATAAAACAGCATATATACAAAGTTCAGGGTGTGGTTATCAACCTGTAGAGTTTCCTATACTTATTAAAGCAGGAAATACAGTAGGTTTATGCTTAAAAGATGCCTCTATTAGTGATACACCTTATGCTTACTGGAGTTGGTTAGCCACAGAAAATTTAGATTTACATTATCAACAAATAGTTTTTAATGTTAATGTTTCTGACCCATCAATTATTTTTAAAATAAATGATGCTCAAGTAACAGGAGACAAATTTTACGTATATCAAGGTGATTCTTATACATATACTGTAAAGAAAGAAGGGTATTCAACAGTAACTGGTTCAGGCTCAGTAAAATATGGCTCAGCAGATAATAAAATCACAACAATAGATATTACATTGACGGAAATAGAAAGTGCGGCACTAGATGTCTCTAATTTTAACTATACAGTTGACGCAGAAAATAATGTAACACTTACAGAATATATAGGGGAGCCTACTGAAGTAAGGTTACCGGACGTAGGAGAATAAGATGCCAATTAATGTAAAAACAGTACAAGTAAAATCAGATATTTTTGCTAATAACACTAATATTACAGCAATAGATTGTAACTTCTTACCTTGGGAAAATAATACAGTTTCTTTTGCAAACTGTGTGAACCTTACCAAAGTACGCAATTTTAATGATGCAGTAACTAACATGGCAGATTGTTTCATCAATTGCTCTAATTTAAGTGTAGCACCTATTTTGCCGGCAAGTGTAACCAATGTAAGTGGAGCCTTTACAAATTGTACCCGCTTAACAAATGCATCTATCCTCCCAAATAATGTAGTTGATGTTTCTAATTGTTATTTAGGTTGTACAAATTTAAAATATGGGCCTCTCACAATCCCTAACAGTGTAACCAATATAGAAGGTATGTTCAGCGGGTGCTCTAATTTGATTACAATACCAAATATTCCAGATAATGTTACATCTCTGTACCAGGTTTTCAGCGGTTGTAATAGCATCAGTAATGTTTATATTGATTCTGAAAATATAACTAATGTAACAGATATTTTTGCCAATACTACCCAAACAAAAAATGTTTATATACAATTCCAAAATAATAGTGTAAATACAACAACATATAATACATTTTATGCAGCGGGTTATAGAACAGATGGTTCCTATGCAAATACTTATTTAATTGATAGTGGTTCACCTGTTCCTCCAACGCCACCTACACCAGGACCTAACTCCATTGATGTAACAGGTTATGTATATAGTGTAGATAATGGTGTAGTAACTTTACTTGATGCACCTATAGATGCAAATGGGGAAGTAACATTTCCAAACATAGAGGAAGAATAAAATGATAATTAATAATGTTTCAAAAGTTCAAGCAATAAATGCAGTATTATATAATAATAGTGCAAATGTAATTAAAGTAAACTGTAATAATGTACACTGGGTAAATAATTCTGCAGCAAGTGCTTTTGCAAGTTTCCCAAATTTAACTACGGTTTCAAATATAGGAAATACGGTTGAAGATGTTGGGGGTATGTTTTATAACTGTAGAAGTTTAGTAAATGCTCCAACAATTCCTGCAAGTGTTAATAATATTACATTTGTTAGAGCATCTCAAATGTATTATGGTTATCAATTATCTGAACCTCTTGATTTTTGGGGATCATCAATAACTGCTTTATATTTAACTACCACAGATTTAAGTGTTCCTCAAACTTTAGTATATATGTATTATGAAGATTACGGAGAATTTATGGACTTACCTGTTGCTACTGCTGAAGCAGGTCAAAATAATACTGTTGTCTTTACAATACAAGATTACCCTGAATATGGTCAATCAGTAACAGCGACAGGAACCAGGAACTCTTCATTAGACCAAGAGGGTATGCTTTGGCCTGAAAGATATGAGTCTGTTTTTACAAATTGTACAAACTTAGTAAATGCCCCAGTTGTTGAAGGTGGTAATTTAACTGATATGAGTAGTATGTATGCTGGTTGTACTAACTTGGTAAATGTTCCTGCTATTCCAAATGGAGTTACATCTTTGAATAGTACCTTTTCTAATTGTACAAGTTTAGTGACAGCACCTACGATTCCTGACTCAGTTATTTCTATGACAAACACATTTTATAATTGTACCAGCCTAGAAACAGTACCCACATTATCAAATTCAATAACAAGTTTGCCAGATACATTTTCTGGTTGTCAAAATTTGGTTAATGTTCCAGATATACCTAACAGTGTAACGTATATGTCTTATACTTTTTATAATTGCAGAAGTTTACTTAGTGCACCAAATATTCCTGCAAATGTTACGAATTTTTATGGCTGTTTTAGTTGTTGTAATAATTTAGACCTCTACAATGGTTATTCTTTAGCAAATTTACCTGAAGCAGTTTATATGTCTTATATGTTCAGTAGTTGTTCTAAACTTGTTAACGCACCTATATTACCTGCAAGTGTACGTGATAATGGTTGGTGTTGGAGTGGTGTATTTCACGCCTGTACTAATATGATTAACCCACCTACACTCCCTAACGGTATAGTAAAGATGAATATGACTTTCTATGGTTGTACAAATATGGCTACTATGCCTGATATACCGAATACCGTTGTAGATATGCCCTTAACATTTTCAGGGTGTACTTCTTTAGTTACATTGAAAAATATTCCTGCTAGTGTCAATAATATGTATTGTACGTTCTCAGGTTGTACAAGTGTAACAGGAGATATTTATATAGAATCTAGTAATATAACAAATGCGGCAGCGTGTTTTAATAATACCACTGCTACCAAGAATGTATGTATTCCTTTAAAGTATGCAAATAACGTAAATACAGCAACCTACAACGCTTTTATAAATGCTGGGTACAGTATGTCTTCTCGTGTAAATGGCGTACAATTATATAACATAGCAAATTATGTTCCGCCTACTCCGCCCAACTCAATTGATGTAACAGGTTATGAATATAGTGTAGACAATGGTGTAGTTACCTTAACAGATGCTCCAGTTGATGCTCAAGGTGCAGTAAAATTCCCAAACATAGAGGAAGAATAAGATGATTATAAATAATGTAACAAAGGTACAAGTAACCAATACAATATTAACAAACAATAGTGCAAATGTAGTTACCGCAGACTGTAACAATGTGCATTGGGTAAACAATGACGCATCTTTTGCTTTCTCACAGTTTCCGAACCTGACTTCAGTGGCTAACATAGGAAATACGGTTGAAAATGTTGGTGGTATGTTTTACGGGAGTGAGTCACTAGTAAATGCTCCAACTATTCCGGCAAGTGTTACAAATACCATCGGCGTGGGAGGTACAGTTACATATTATGCCTGGTCGTTACAAGAGCCTATCCATATTTATAAGTCCTTTATTTATAGAGTATACACATTAATAGAAGACTTGTCTGAGTATGCATCCACATGGCAAGAGGTACCTTGTTATATATATAATGAAACAACAGAATTATTTGAAGAATTTGATTATCTATATGTAAATTATCAAACGGATTTTGACGCGTTTCAAGTTGAGTTTTTGAATAATATAAGAACTACAACTATAACAAGACAAGGAGCTTACGATGAAGAGGCTGCTGGTTCCACGGCAGTTGGGTTATTTGAAAACTGTTCTGGGCTAGTGACCGGGCCTGCATTTGGTGGAGCAAACACAACTTTAGACAGATGTTTTGCTAACTGTACATCACTAACAACAGTTCCATCTTTACCAGCTAACACAACTACAATGGTAAATACATTTGATAACTGTTTATCATTAACAAATGTTGCTAATATCCCGGACACAGTAACAGATTTATCATACACATTTGTAAATTGTTATGCGTTAACGGATGCTCCAATAATACCGAACTCAGTTACAACTATGTATAGAACATTTGGAGATTGTAGGTCTTTAATTAATGTTAATACACTTTCAAGTAATGTATCAAACATGGCATTGGCGTTTGACACCTGTACTAATTTAACGCATGTAGCTGAAATACCAAACAGTGTAACAAATATGAATAGCACATTTGCATACTGTTTAACTTTACAGACAGTACCTAATATACCGAGTTCTGTAACCGATTTAGGGCACACATTTCAGAATTGTGCCCAGATCTCTAATTTACCGACCGTACCAAATACGGTAACATCTTTAAACTCAACCTTTTATGCTTGTACAAATGTAACAAACTTGGCAAATTATACAATACCTAATAGTGTTACAGACTTAAGGTTTACATTTGCTGTTTGTTACAATTTAGTAACAGCGCCGGTAATACCAGAAAGTGTTATTACAATGCAAAACACATTTAGGTCTTGCCATGCTTTAACCACGGCCCCAGAAATACCAAACAGTGTAACTACCTTGGCTGATACATTTTGTTTTTGTGATCAATTAGACTTTCCGGCTGGGTCCTCTTGGGAAAACAAAGCAGTCACAAATATGTATGAAACCTTTTATGGGTGCAATAGTTTAACAAATGTTCCCGCATTACCTAACAATGTAACTAATATGTATTTAACTTTTGGGAATTGTATAAGCCTTGTAACTGCCCCAATAATTCCTAATACAGTAAATGATATGCGTAGTACTTTTAGGAATTGCACAAATTTAGCAGGTGATGTTGTGATCTACTCGGAGCTTATTAACAATACATATAATTGCTTTAATGGTACGGAATTAACAAAGAATGTTTATATCCCTTTACAAAACAATGAAGTCAACACAGCAACATACAATGCTTTTATGACTGCCGGATATAGTACATCTTCTCGTGTGAATGGAGCACAATTGTTTGATATATCAGAGTATGTTCCACCTACACCAGAACCTAAGCAAAAAACCATAGATACAGACGGGTTTACATATACTGTGGATGAGAACGATGTTGTAGTTTTAACAGGACTTGATATGGCAGATAAGTCTACGGTAACATTGCCAAATATAGATTAAGAGGTAATAAAATGGCTATTATAAATGCTTCAAAAGTATACGTTGATAAAAATATAATGAAAAATGATAAGGCGGTTTTTTATGTAAACCTTAATAATGTGGCTTATGTAAATAACGATGCTTCAAATGCCTTTGTCAATTGTTCAAACTTGGTGTCTTGTACAAACTTAAATAGTGAAGTCAACGAAGCAA